CGTCCGCGCATTCTGAGACCAGTCCCGCATCTTCTCGGCTTCGGCCTCGATGACAGGGGGCGGCCAGCCTTGAAGCTCCGCCCATTCGCGGAGATCGTCGGGAAGCGTCCAGTCGGGGGGGAGCCTGTGTCCGCGCTTGCGCGGCTTAGAGACTACGTTAGTAGTCTCTCTATATGGTTCTGGTTCTGGTTGGCATTGCGGAAAGGATGCGGTCGCATCGGACTTCCCTTGTTTTTCCTTATCTTTTTGCCAGCGTGTTTTTGCTGCGGCCTCCGCGCTACTCCGCCGCTCGCCGCGTTGCGCGAGATGTTTCTCAACCTTCGGTGACCATATCAGGCCATCAACAATCGTGACTTTCCCGTCCGCAACCAGCGCTTCAATGGCCCTTTTGAACGCCGGCAACGTGCAGCCGCAGCGGCGCGCAAGCGATTCCCATTGGTGCGGCAGCGGCCCTTCGGCCTCATAGATCAGGCAAAGAATGGTGATGTAAACGCCCTTGGTTGAGGCTGTCATTCCGCCGGTTCCGGCGAGAAAGTCGGACGTGTAGAAAGGGACATATGGCGATCCCATTATGCCGCCAGCCTCCCCGCTGTCTCCGTTCGCCTCTTGGTGATGGCGTGGTCCCGTCCGAATGCCCGGCCTATCGCAACGCAGTCGCCGGTGGTCCTGGCGTGGCTCATTGCGTAGTTCCCGCATCTTGCGCCGGCGCGGCGGGGAAGTGTATAACCGTTCATAACGGCTCGCTCCTTCTTAGCGGTGCTGTAGCCCGGCGGGAATGGCCATCATCCCCGCCGGGCGCGTTAAGCGTAAACCCCTATGGGGCTGGTTGCAACCGCCATGGCCCGCGCCTGCATTCGGGGCATTCCACGGCATCCGCTCGAAACGGCCCGTCGAGCGTTCGCACGTGAAACCCCGTCCCGCAGGCGCAGAGAAGCCATGTGATGTTACCCTCCCGCCCGGTGATACTGAGCCCGGCGGCATCGAGGATGGGAGGCGTGGGGATGGATAACTTCATCCCGCCGTGTCGAACAGGGTAAACCGGCTCGCCTCCGCCTCCGCCAGAAACCGCGCCGCTTGAGCCGCATATTCCGGCTTCAACTCCACGCCGAGATAGCGCCTCCCCATCTTCAACGCCTGATATCCCGTCGAGCCGATCCCGTTGAACGGGTCAAGCACCACGTCGTCGGGGTTGCTGTAGAGTGTGAGGCACCGCTCGATCACGTCCAGCTGCAGAGGGCAGATGTGTCGCTCATCCTTCTCTGATCGGGCGATGCGCCCATTAAGCACGTTTCCCTGATCAATCGTGGTCCATACAGGAGACGCCAATTCCTGCCATACGAACTTGTCGCCCGGCTTGGCGGCGGAACGGGCGACGGGCAGATCGTCGGGAGTGTGCGTGATCGCCTCCGGGTTTTCCCCCGGCATCCGCATGAAGATCACATAATCCGGAAGCCCGACGCGGCACATCACGCTGTCTTTCTTGATCTGCTTGTAGAGAAGCCCGAGAGCCTTGGTGCGCGTCATCTCCACGACCGGATCCTTCCAGATCGTCGCCTTGGCGTGGTATATCATGCCGGCCTTTTCATGCGCGGCGCGAAGATCGGCGGGGAAGTCGTGGAGCCCGATATATCCGTCCCGATACTTCCTCGTCGGAAGGTCGATGCAGTGAATGCAGACCATCCGCCCCGGCTTCATGGCCATCGCCAGGTTCTGCGCAAAAAACTCGTAATGCTCCATGAACTCCGCGTGAGACGCGCAATTCCCCATATCCCGCTCGCTGTTGGAGTAGACGAAAAGATCGGAGAACGGCGGAGAGAACACGGCGCAGTCAATTGTCCCGGCGGGAACGCCCGCCAGAAACTCCACCGTGTCGGCGTTATAGACCGCCCAGCGGTCGCCCTCATAGTCAGGATGCATCGTCTTATCCTCTCAGGAATTTGGGAAGCGTGATTTCAGGAACGCGGGTATATTCCACCCGTGCGGAGTGAACTGACTGCGCGTTGAGCATTTCCTGCGTCATGGCGCGCTTCATCTTGTCGTGGTCCGCCGCCTTGCGCTGAACGTTCCGCCAGATCGCGCGCTCGGTTTCGGCAATGACGACATGGCAATCAACCGGCTGCGTTTGACCGTAGCGCCACGACCGGCGGATTGCCTGATAGTGCTGCTCGTAGGAGTGCGAGATTGAAGAAAAGACCACCGTGCGCGCATGCTGCCAGTTGAGGCCAAACCCCGCCAACTTCGGCTTTGTGACGACAACGCGATGATCTCCGAAGGTGAAAGCGTCCAGCGCCTTTTCCTTTTCCTCCGGCTTCATGCTGCCGTGGACCTCGATCGCGTCGGGAATAGCCTTGGCCAGCGCGGCACTTTCAGCATTTGTCTCGCACCAGACGATGACCGGCCCCGTCGCGGCGTTGGCGATCTCCGCAGACTGCGCCACGCGATCGCCCGCCGTGATCCGCTTTTCGGCATGGATCGACGTTGCGGATTGATCGGGAATACGGAATAGCCCCTCAAATTCGCCCGCCATCAGGTCGGTCGCGACCGTGTGAATGTGATACCGGAGAGGCGGGAGAAGAAAACCCGTGTCGTCTCCGCCCATGTCGGACGGAAGCGAAGCGGCGCGGCTCCACGAAGAAACCCAACGCCAGAAGTCTTGCTCCGCGTGGCCTTTCAACCGCCATTCATGGCTCGCCGTGGACGTATCATTAATGAACCAGCGGGCCAGCATCTCCATGCTGCTCATCAGACCTAGAAACTCGGAATGATTGCCCAGCTCCATGTGATCGTTGGGCGCGGGAGTAGCGGTTGCGGCGAGGCGGTACGGCGTGTTGGCGAAGGCTGCGACAAGCCCGCGCTTCGTCGGACCGGCGAAGGATTTCAGAATGCTGCTTTCATCCAGCACAATCCCGCCAAACTTGGCCAGATCCAGCTTGTCGAGACGCTCATAATTGGAGACGTTCACGCCGCTCCATTGATCGGAAGCATCGCGGATAACGCGCGCTTCGACGCCGAACGACTCGCACTCTCGAACCATCTGCCGAGCGACAGCAAGAGGCGTCAGGATAAGCGCCGGGCGCTTCGTCTCCCGCACAACCTCGGAGGCAAAAACCGCCTCGCATCCGCTTTTCCCGAGCCCCGTATCGAGAAACAGCGCGCCGCGCCCCCTCTCCAAAGCAAATTCAACGGACTTGCGCTGATGATCGAACAGACGATCCGGGAGATCGCCAGCCGTAAAGCCGACCGTCTCCGTGCGGACGCCCTTGCCAGCAATGAACTGGCGGTATCCGCCAATGTCGAACGCTTGCGCGCCATTCGGGTTATCAGGTATATCTTTCATTGACGGCTCGCCCTCCTATGGCGCGTTGTCATGGGCGGGCGAGGAGGCAACCTTGCCCGCCCGGCCAGAATAGGGGTTTATACCCACTTCGCAAGCATTTTCCGCCCGCTTCGCTATATCGCTCCAGTCCACGTTCCGCAGCAGATGCACGATTGCCATCGTGCGGAGCGTGTCGCAGGTCACGGATCGAAGACCTCCCGCCGCGCCACCTCACGCCCCGTCGCACGGGTCCGCCCGAGCCGCACGGATTCATCGCGAAGGCGCTGGCTTTCGCCGTCGAAAATGGGCTTCGGCCTGGCAGGCATCAGCGCCACTCTGGGGCGAAGGGAATCTCGTCCCCGAGGTCGTCGGAGAACCCGCGCCTGCCGCCGGGGCCTTGGAAATCGTCGGCGCGCTGCTGCGCGGTTTTCCCGTCAGTCGGGCCGCGGGAATAGTCGTCTTCGCCCGGTGGCTGGTATCCGCCTTCCTTCTTGTCGAGCAGGGTGATCGCGCTGCGATAGGCGCGGAGCACGACCTCCGTGGCGTAGCGGTCATTCCCGGCCTGATCCTGCCATTTCCGGGTTTCGAGCTGACCCTCGAGATAGACCTTCGAGCCCTTCTTCAGGTATTTCTCGGCGATCTCGATCAGGGCTTCGGCGAAAATCTGGACGCGATGCCATTCGGTCCGCTCCTTCTTCTCGCCGGTCGCCTTGTCCTTCCACGTCTCCGATGTGGCGACGGAAAGCGCGGCGACGCGGTTGCCATTCTGGAACGTCCGCACTTCGGGGTCTTGCCCGAGATTGCCGATCAGGATCACCTTGTTGACGGAACCGGCCATGTCAGTGCTCTCCTCTTGTGCCTGGCATCTCTGAACGAAGCAGTCGCGCAGCGACCATCGGTGCGAAGGCGCAGGCGGATTTCCGAAGTCGGATCGTTTCTTCGCACCCATCCGCGATACGGCTTGCGACGGCGCGGCGGGCGTGAATGACGGTCGTATGGTGCCGATGAAACATCT